TCAGCACTTGTAACGGCCGGTCGTTGTTGGGCCTCTTCGCCCTGCATGCCCATGCCGCCGGGCATAGACATGATTCCTTCATTTGCCATGATGGTCCTTTCCGATTTGTGCCAAAGGCCTCAAGGGCCGCGCGCCGGGAAAGGACGCGATGTTGGCTGCAATTATCCGATAAAAATTCAAGTTTTGTCCACTCATTACGCTCTATCAATCTCAAGATAGGACAGATAAAAGTGCACCCCTGCAATGCTTGAGGTGACCGTAAGCACGTCTGCGGTCTCCAGAACGCATGGGATACCGTTAAAAACGTCAAAAGTGGTGTTAACGGTCAACGACCTGTCTTTTTGCAAATAGTAGGTGGTTCCCGTGCCAGTATGGGTGACCGTGATGGCCGCCACGCCAGTGCCGGTGTTGGTGACGCGCAGGGACCGCACAATGCCCACATTGGCCTCTGGAACGGTGTACAAGGCCGTTGGCGTTGCTGCTGCAGGGATCACATACTTGCGAAAATACTTATTTGCCATCTGTGCCTCACTGCGTTAGGTCGTAAAAGGACAAAGAGCCAACCGCATCGCCCGTTGTTGCTCCCGAGATCGTCCGAATTGCAACCGTGTAGATGTCGCTCGTTCCAGAAATCGTTGCGCCCAACTGCAAATCCCAGTTGTATCCAGTTGCCGCAGCCAGCCCCGGCGTACCTCCAGAAGCAGATGCTGTGGTGTAGTCGGTTTGGACAATCGAGCCACCTGTGGTTGCAGTTGCCGCAACGTCAAACTCGACATTGGAATCCGTAGGCACTGCCGACCATGACGCTCCCGTCAAGGTGGGGTTTTTGATCAGAGCTATCTCGTAGTTTTGACTGGTTGTCGGCAAAACTTGCACCCGATTTGGAAGCACTACTGCCCCCGTGCGGCCTGACGCAAGCCGGATGGAAACAACCGGCAGAAATGTCGTGCCGATGGTTGTAAGGACTGTGGTGCGCCGCGCCACATGGTCAACGGATGTCTGTTCAAACCCACCCTCCGACACGACGGAGCAACAAATCTGCGTCATCGAAGCTGCAACAGCAGCAGTTGTGGTCGTGATCTCATAGCGCACTGGCAAGATGGCGGTTGTCATGTAGACCGTGGTGCCATACTCGTTTGCAGTGTCAAAGGTATGGCAGACAATGTACTGGCCATCAATGATGAAGCCGCAGCGAACAGTGCCAACGCCCAGCCATTCAAAGTCCATCCACAGAATCTGCGGATGCGCTAAGTCCAACGTGATACCGCTGGCCCCCGTGCCATCCAGCTTGTCACCATTCCACGAAGACTGGGCCACGGCCCTGGAGTCGTCTACAGAGCCTCCGGTGTAAGAACGCAACACAAAAGAATTGGTGGATGCCGTGCGTTGGAAGAAAACGCCGTTCTGCGTGTTGAAGTAGCCGACCTTCTGGTTCAAGTTGGCCGATGTTCCGTTGTCCATGAGGAACGTCGCAAGCACCAACAGGCCTTTGCCAGGTTGATACGGGAACGAGCGGAACGTCTGACGGACCACGGACCCCACACCACCAGCAGTAACAGCCAGGGTGTTACTTGCCTGGTTGGTGTTGAATGTCAGGGAGCCAGTTCCTGATGTCGAAGTGTCAAACTGGTTGTCAGAGGCGTACCTGTTTTGGCTGTCAAACAGGGTGTAAGGCTCGCTGACGCGCAAACGTCCAAACGCATCTGTGTTTGTACCGCCAATTGAGATTGGAACGGGCAGTCCGGTGGTGTCCATAAATCCTCCGCCATCTCCATACCACGCGTATGCTGAGTCTTTGTCCTCGGTGACTGCTGGAGAATATGTGTTGTTGAGTTGAAAGATAACCTGTTCGAGCGAGCGAACCAGCTGGTTGAACTGCGCAGGATCGTAGCTACCAGTGCTTGCGTTGGGCAGTCGGACGTTGTTGATCTTACTCATCGACCGCCGTCCGGTTGGATGTCAACACGCATGGTTCCGAATCGCCAAAAACTATCCAGGTCAGAGCTCTCAATACGCAATTGAATCTGTCGCCCGCGAGCGCGCGTGCTTACAAATTGCGTAGTAGGAGTGATAACGTAGGGGTCTAGCGAGCTCGGAGTTGCCGAAGCCTGGGGATACGCTCTTAGCCGCAAGTGCACTGTAAGGTTCCCCGACTGTTGCTTAAAGTCGGGTATGAACTTCTGCATAAGCAGCATCTGATCCCCGTCGCCAATGTCAAAATACCCCGAATACACGTATGCATCAATCGGGTCACCATCAGCGTTAACTCCGGTTTCTTGACTGTAAGGGATGCTTCGCCCCGCCGTCAGTCCGTAAATTGTACTGATCGTCGCTGCCTCAGACAGCGGATCGTATTTAATCCCTATGGGGCTGCCAAAGCTGCCGGTATCCGCCCATGCCGTACGCGCCATCGTACCAACTGACCAGACGTTTTCAAGGTAGTTGTAGGTCACATAGCGGTTGACGTAGTCGCTGCTTAATGTGGCATAAAACCAGGTAATCTCATTAAACTGGGTGTTGATTGCCGCGCACACAGAAGGACCTTGAGCAAAGTTCAGGTCTTCAAATACATAGTCTTGCACGGTGCACGGTATCTTTTTTACCGAGCCGTCAAACACAAAAAAGGCGTCCTTGCTCATCCAATATGCCACACCATTGACGTCAACCGCTGAGTGCGGCCCAATGGCTCCACAGTTGGCTCCCAACTGCTGAAAACCGAAGGTGTACGGTGGCCCCAGGTATTGCTGGCTGTGCAGCGACTTGTCTGTCCATATCAGAATCTGACCACGAGAGCGAACGGCCGTAACAATCTCATTGCCGTCCGTGAGCCGTTGTCCGCCGGCCGTGTTGGTGGCGCTGGCTACAAACTGATTGATGTTTTCCTGACTGGAAAAGCGCACATACATGGGGTCCTGGGTCGCCGGATTGCCAAGCGTGGACTCTGTACCAAAACACACCAGATGTCTATCAGGGGTGGATACAAGCGCGAACCTACTCTTGGTCGGTGCGCCCGAAATCGCTGTCGCCCTTACTGTAAGCCCAGAACTAGGACTCCACTCATAAATTCCCCCATTGACCTGCTGCAAAATTAGATTCTGGCCGTAGGTGTCGAACTGCCATAGTTGAGCAAGCAATTTTACTGATGCAGAAGGTGGCCGTGGGGTTCCCCACGTGCTTAACCCCCAGGTGCCCGTACCCCAACCAAAGTCAGCAAAACTCTTGTCGGAACCAACTTGAATTTGATAGGTCGCTGTTGCCGTTCCAGCCGCTACTGCGGTAGAAATTGCTTGGGTTGGGGAAATGATTGTGTAGGCGTCAACACTGAGTACTTTTTGAATTTCAAACTCATTGGTAAGACTGGCATTTGGAATGCCGCCAGGATCGCCTGTAACGCTGCTAAACGTAACAAAATCCCCCTCAACTGCGCCATGCGCTACGTCATTTACGGTCACAGTCGTGAGACCACTTACCGTGTCAAATGTTGCGGCTCCACTTGCCCGAATAGGTGTGATATCGGCCCATTGACCACCATAAAAAACATAGACCTTACGTGTTGTTCCAACTGCAGCGTAAGGCAGCCCTCCAAGGCTGTTCCAAGTAAAAACTACGGAGGCCATACCGACAAGATTGACTGGGGTAGACTCAAACGGAGTCCATCCGCCTACCTTCTCAGGCAGCCCGTATCGAAAGCGCACATAGTCGCTGTCCACCCAGCCGCCTTCCGCGCCGTATTCAGTGTTTTGCTTGTCGACACCCGGTTTAAGAAACAGTCGCAACAGTGGCATATCAACCCTTTGCAGCGCGCATGTTGTCGATAAGGTTGGGGTATGGACGGCCGGCTTTCTTGGCCGCACTCTTGGCGGCGGCCTTTTTTGCAGGGGTCAATGCCTTGGGCTTGCCCAAACTTTTGGGTCGTTTTTTGTCCCAAATAGGTGTGTTTTTCATGGGTTCTCCTGTGCCAAAAACAGCGCTCGTTCGCCCCTTCGGCGACGATCCAGCCCTGGCAGTACTTTACCTCCAGCCTTGTTCCACAGCAAGAGCGATTCAGCAGCTTCCTGCCATTCCTGCCGCTGGATTTTCATCCGGACCGTGGACCGCTGGAAATTTCCCAGCCCTACATTGAAGCTGAAAGAGACGCAAGCGTCGAATTTGTTTTGACGACCAGCAAGATTAGGAGCAAGTCGCAGTACACCGAGCTCAAAGCTCGCAAGGTCTTTTGCCAGAATTGCATCCACTTCCTCCATTGTCAGCGTTCTGTCCCAGCCGGCGGGGATCGGCAAATTTTTCCGCTCCTGCATCGGCACTTTAATGTGGCTTTGGTCAATCACATGCCCCACCCCTACCGTCCACAGCAATGCCGGGCACCGGTAGGGCCTGACCCGCACGCCCTCGTCGTGCTTGATCATCTGAATGGCACGGTCAGAGGTCTTCATTTCCCAAACGCCCGCCCGCCAAAATGGAAGGCAATGATGCTGGCAAATAACGCCTGGGTCTCGTTGTCCCACAACTGCTCCGCCAGGGTGGTGAAGTCAATATTGGTCCGAATGCCATGCCATACCAGGGCGCAGTCAATGCCCACCAACAGAAAAAAGAAACCATAAGTAATAACCGGGCGCACGCTTGCCCGCAGGTTCTTCATCCACTGACTGGTGCCCTCGTTGAGGGACATATCATGGGCATAGATGGCCTGCATTTCGGCTTGCTGGGCTTGGACCAGCGTCTGTTGGACCTGCATTTCGGCATTGGCCTGCACCTGGTCCAGCCGGATTTCCTCTACTCGGGCCTGGGCCGCGTAGCCCTTTTCAAGCATCTGTAGCTCGCGTTCGGTCTGCAACCGCGCCAGGTCAAGCTCATGGCGCTTGTCGGATTTGTCCTGGAAAAAGTCCAACAACTTGGGCAGACCGCCCATGAGGAAGGAGATGAGTGTGGATAGTAGTGTTAGCATTAGTAACTCTTTTTGGTTAACATTGATGAGGCGATAAGCAGCATGGACTGGGCATCCTCTACGCTCTCAGGTCGATCTTTGTACCCGACGGTAATTTGACCGATGAAACGTGTTGCGTCCGGTGGTATAGAGATTCGACAGCCGTAGGTGACACCAACCTCGACGTACCACAGGCCAATTTCGCTTTGTGGCTTGTGGTAATCACCGCATGGCGTCTCTCCTGCCATGAGTTTGACAACGTCTGCGTTATTGTTGGGATTTTGGGTAAAGAGGCCGACATCGATGCCCTCCATGCGCTTGTCGCGCCCTTCCTTCGTATACGCCCGATACAAGACCCGGGTGCCAAATAACGGGTTGACCTTGAAGATGGCCACAGTCTGTGCGCCACCGTACTTGAAGAGGATTGCCGCTGCGTCGTCCGCCCGGGCCTCGTTGATGCTGGGTAGCTTCTGGCTTTCCTTGTAGGCCCCAACCAGCAGCTCTTGGTTGCTGTAAACAAACCAAGCGCAGAACCCAAACACGAACATGAGGAGCAAGGCAATTAGCTTGAAAGGGCTATCCACATACGACAGTATGCGGTCTAGTACCCCCAACGCCTTGTCCTCACTCATTTCCACAGCCCTTTCGATATACCCCACTGGACCAGCCAGTACATTGCTAAACCAAACACTGCTACGACTGCCACTGAAAGCTGGATGTCTTGCATCATCTCTTTGCGCTCCCTAACCTTGGATGCATCAATTATCTTTTGCTTGACCGCCTCGGCCTCCTCCTTAGCAATTTGTCTCCGCATCTCCTCTCTGGTCTTGACCATGTCGTGCCAAATTGCACCTTGCCCAGACCAGACGAGCACTTCATACAGCTCGTATTCTTGCTTCTCAAGCTCCCGTCGCTTCATAACAACGTCCATCGCCTCGGCAGTGAGCTCCGCATCCGTTTTCTTGGGCTTGACACCATTGGCCTTGTCCCACAACGCCTCGCGCTTTTCCCTCTCCTTGACTACCTCGGCCTTCTCAAGTACTGCCTTTTTGTCGAAGTAGTCCGCAATTGTCTTGGTTATCTCATTGGCATCTTTGCCTAGCTTGATAACCTCTTTGATCGTTGCAACGGCGGCTTTTGCGCCTGCAAACGCAACGCCAATTGTGATTGGGTCCATATCATGCCATTACCCCATCGTAAACCCGCCGGCGGCAGGCACCGTAGTGGTGTGAATAGCCACATTCTGCAGCGGTTCTGACAAATCCTGGCCGCAGTCATTGCACTTTAAAACTGCCAGTTCTTGCTCATCAACATCCCTGTTGCATGCCGGGCAAAAAATCTCCACCGTATGGCGCGGAACCGTTGACCCATCAATTTCAACCGCTTCGTATGTCTTAATCATTTTTCAAGCCCCTTTACATCAACAGCAAGAACCTGCCGCCGCCACCACTCGCAAAGCCAATCCATCCCGTGTTATTGCCCCCGTCGACGTTACCAGCCCCGGTTGCATCCCACGTTGCCCCACCGGTAGCATATGAATCTGTAATGCTGAGGTATGTTGGCGAGATTGTTCCAGAGGAATCTGACAAAGTGAACTGTGCGCCAGGAGTGCTACTGTTAATCGCAACCAAATTCCCAAAAGTGCCCGACAGCCCAAAATTAGACACGGTCTGCGTTGTTCCAGCAGTAAAAGTTACCGTGGCAGGCTGCGTGGTATTGGTGATGTTGTTGAAGGTGTTGGAGCCGCTGATGGTCAACGCCCCAGTACCGCCTTGATTAAGGTTGTAATAGGTTAAGCCGCCACCAGCAAAAGTTTTTGCCGATGCGCTTGTCATAGATACGGTGGATGTACTTGGATTAAGAGCTAGGCCCGTCGTGGTGGCCGTGCTCCACACAGACGCGCCAGAGCCAGAAAGTGTCCAAGTACCACTGCCCATGTTTAAGGTACGAGTATTGCTGTTGCTTGAAACAAAAGAATCTGTCGTAACATTAAAATTTGCAGCGGTAAATGTGCCTGAAGTAAGGGACAAACTACCGGCGGAAGAAAGAGCATCAGCAAGCGTTACGGTAGTGCCAGAGCCAGAAATCTGGATGTCGCTGAGCGTTTTACCATTACTTGTGATTGTCCCAGAAGCCTGAAAAGATGGGTTAACGGCTGTGTAAGTTCCGCCAGGGTCCAAAGTCAGATCACCCGCCATGCGCAATAGGGTTGTGACCGAGACGGTGCAGGTAGAGCCGGTAAATATGAGGTTTTTAAACCATGAGTTGTTAATTGTTAACGTGGACGTCCCCGCATTAACTGTTAGGTTTGGTGCGTTTGATGTTGAGCCGCCGAGGCCGCCAAATGACACCGTTGCGGTTGCCGCCTGATTGCGGGTAAAAGCACCCACTCCTGTCCAAGTAAAGTTAGTAGCATCCGACATACCTAACACAGTCGTTGAAGCAGTTGTGCTGGTAAGTGCAATGTTGCCAGTGCCAAAAGCAATTGCTCGGGTGCTTGATCCGGAGGAGGAAAAGTTGCCCGTGCTTAAATTAAACCCGGCAAGATTAAGCGTACCGTTAGTCAGTGTGGCAGTGCTAGTTGTCCCAAGCGTCATGGCATCAGCAAGAGTATATGTGGCGCCAGAACCGGTGAAAGCAGCGGAACTAAGGGTTTTACCATTACTTGTGATTGTCCCAGAAGCCTGAAAAATTGTGCCGACCGTGGTGTAAGTTCCGCCAGGGTCTAAAGTCAAATTACCGGCTATGTTAACTGAACCGCTTGCCATCGAGACGGTGCAGGGAGAGCCTGTAAAGTCAAGGTTTTTAAACCATGAACTGCTGGTAATTGTTAGCGTGGACGTCCCCGCATTAACTGTTAGGTTTGGTGCGTTTGATGTACTGCCGCCGGCAGTTGAACCAAACTGAACAGTGGCTGTAGCCGCCTGATTGCGGATAAAACCACCTGTACCTGTAAAGGTAAATCCGCTGGCTGTTGACATACCTAACACAGCCGTTGCACTGGTGGTGCTTGTTAATACAATATTTTGAGACCCGAAAGAAATTGCCCGTGTACTGGCGCCAGAGGAGCTAAAGCTACCAGTGCTTAACGTAAACCCATTAAGATCAAGAGTACCGGTATTTAATGTAAAAGTACGATTTGCAGCAATAGTGCAAGCATCAGCAAGAGTTATAGTGTCACTTGTTGAATTGCTGACTACGACGCTGTTAAGCGTTTTGCCTGAGCTTGTGATTGTGGCGCTTGCAAGGAATGTAACAGGAAGCGCCGTATAAGTACCACCAGAAGCCAGGGTCAAATTACCGGACAGATTAACACCGCTGGTCGAGCTTACTGTAACAGTGCTTGTGGAGCCTGTAAAGACAAGGTTTTTAAAATATGAACCGCTGGTAATTGTTAGCGTGGACGCCCCCGCATTGACTGTTAGGTTTGGTGCGTTTGATGCACTGCCGCCGGCACTTGAACCAAATGTCGCCGTTGCAGATGCCGCCATGTTTCTGGTAAAACCGCCTGTACCTGTAAAGGTAAATCCGTTGGCTGTTGCCATGCTCAACATAGTTGATCCAGCGGTTGTAGTGGTGAGTGCAATGTTTCCTGAGCCAAAATCAATTACACGAGCATTTGAGTTGCTAGAACTAAAAGTGTTAGTGCTTAAAGTAAATCCCGCGAGGGCAAGAGTACCGGCACTCAGTGTGGTGGCCTGCGAGACCGTCATTGCACCCGCAAGCGTCACCGTGCCATTTGGGCTAAGAATAGTAATGATATGAGGAAACGTAATTCCAGCAGGAGTAATTGATTGCGCAGTGCCACCAGAAAAAGTAATTGCTCCGGTTCCGGTTAGTGTGACGCCAGTGCCATTAATCCAATTGCCAATAACATCGAATGTTGTTGTGCCTGTAGCCAATGTCATTGCGCTGGTGCGCCCAGACATGTCAAGAGTTCCAATTAGATAATCGTCGTTGAGTGTGATCGTGCCTGTAACACTGCCCGCCGTGTTGTCAAACACCGCAGTATCTTGCGCTAAAGGAAAATTGTTTACAGCCGGAGAGCCACCAGAGGAAGTGGCCCAACCTGTTGCAGACCAGCTTTGTGCGCCAGAAAGGTTCCAGTAAACTGTTTTGGCAGCAGGAAAGGTAATGCCGCTGTTATTCCCACCGTTACCAAGACGAGTTCCCGTAGCTGGAGCAGCAGCGCCTGAAATTGTTATATTTTGGAAGTCTGTGTCAATTAACGACACCGCTGCACAAGTTAAAGTGCGGACAACAAGACCCCCACTAGACCTAAGACATATGCGAGAGACAGCACTTGTCCCTGTTGATGTCGTT